GAGGCCGCGTCGCGCGTGATCCGGGTCTCCGAGCAGACCTCGAACTAGCGGAGCGCCTAGGCGTCTCGTACAAGCGGCTCGAGGGGTGGGAGCCCCGCACGGTCTACGAGTACGACGACGCGGGGCGGGTCATCGCGTCACGGCCTGAGCCGGAGTGGGACGAGACCGAGGTCGGGTGGATGATCGCCCTCGCGCAGTGGCGGGACGAGGATCTGTGCCCGTTGTGTGGGTGGCCCAAGGTCATCTGTCAGGGCATGGCGACAGAGGGCCGTGTCACGGTTCCGCCGCCTACCCGTTGCCACATCACCACCGCCATGCACGCCGCGCAGAAGGCTTACGGCGACTCGCCTGGGGCGCGTCCCGACGGGCTCCTGTGGGGCGCTGGGGTCAAGGACCCAACACCGTCCGAGTGAGACGAACACGCTGACCGGGGGGTGTCATGGCTGACCGAACAGTGACCGTGAGGATCGGCGCGGACGTCACCGGGCTCAAGCGCGGCATGACTGAGGCTGCGAGCGCGATCGGCGGCGTGGACGCGGCAGCTCGCCCGACCAACACGACGCTCGGTCGGATGGCTCAGTCCGCACGGGATAACCGGGCGGCGTGGACGACGACGGGCGCAGCCCTGGCGGGGTTCGGTGCGGTCATTGTCGGCGTGGGTGTAGCGGCCCTCAAGACGGGCATCTCCTACAACACGTTGCAGCAGACGTCCCGCGCTGCCCTGACGACCCTGCTGGGGTCGGCGCAGGCCGCGAACGCCCAGATGGACAAGCTCGACGAGTTCGCGCGCACATCGCCGTTCGCCAAGCAGGTCTTCATCTCCGCCCAGCAACAGATGATCGGCTTCGGGATCGCCACCCAGAAGGTCATCCCCTATCTTGACGCGATGCAGAACGCGGTCGCGGCGATGGGTGGGTCGAACGACGACGTGGCAGAACTGACCCGGATCATGGCGGAGATCAGTGCGTCGTCGAAGATCACCGCCGTGGACCTGATGCAGTTCGGCAAGCGTGGCATCGACGCGGCCACGCTCATCGGCTCCCAGATGGGCAAAACCGGGGCGCAGATCCGCGAGGACATCACCGCTGGCACGCTCGACGCCCAGGTGGCTTTGGATGCCCTGGCGGCGGGGATGCAGTCCCAGTTCGGCGGGGCTGCGGCGGGCATGAAGGAAACGTTCGCGGGTGCCATCGACCGGGTGAAGGCCGCATGGCGCGACTTCTCCGGGATGCTCGCCGAGCCTCTGGTCGGGGCTGAGGGTGGCGGGGCGTTCATCGGCCTGCTGAACGGCGCGGCGGACCTCATGCGCGCGGTCATGGCGTTGCCCGAGCCGGTGAAGGTTGCCGTCGAGGGCATCGTCGGTCTGACCGGGGCGGCGTCCGTCCTGGGTGGCGGGTTCCTGCTTCTAGCGCCGCGCATCATTGACACGGTCGACGCGCTCAAGGACCTGGGCCTGTGGACGAAGGCCACGGCCATCGGTCTCGGCAAGGGCGCCATCCTCGGCCTGGCCGCGGTGCTACTGGGTGTCGCGGACGCCGCGCAGACCGCAGCTGTGTCGTCCGAGGAACTCAAGAACCGGCTCGTGGCGCTGAAGGGCAGTGCGGCAGGGGTCAGCGCCCTTTTCTCCGACATCGGTCAGGGCTGGGCCGACAACTTGAGCACGGTCAGCTTCGACGTCGGCGCGACCTCGGCCGACGACTTCCGCGCCTCTCTCCAACTGCTCAACGACAGCCTCGACGGCGGTCCCATTGGGGACTTCTCCAAGATGATGAACGACATCGTCGGCACCGACGGCGGCCTCCGACAGTTCGGCATCCGGGTCCGCCAGATCGGCGACGAGCTCGGGTCGCTCGCCGCGTCCGATCTGCCGAGCGCAAGCGAGCAGTTCAACCGCCTGGTGGACGCCGCGGGCGGCGGCAAGGAAGTTGTGGCCCAGCTCGTCAACCAGATGCCCGCCTACCGCGACGCCTTGTATGCGGCGGCGACGGCTCAGGGTGTGACCCTGGACGAGACGACGCTGCTCGCCGCTGCGACGGGAGAACTGGCCCTGGGGGCCGATGCCGCGGGGGGTGCTCAGGGCGATCTTGCCGCCGACTACGACATCACCACCGATTCCATCAAGGCGCAACTCCCGACGCTTGAGGACCTGATCGGTTTGCAGGCCACGGCCGCGGGCAAGGTCCTGTCCGAGCGCGACGCCCAGCGGGCGTTCCAGCAGTCGATCATCGACGCGACCGAGGCGCTTAAGACCAACGGGCAGACCCTCGACATCACGACCGCGGCGGGGATCGCGAACCAGGACGCATTGGACGGAATCACCGACTCGGCCTGGAAGGTCCAGACGTCCATGCAGGCGGCGGACGCGACACAGGCCGAGTTGGTGGCCGCGATGCAGGTGTCCCGCGATGCGTTCGTGAACATGGCGATCGCCGAGGGCATGAGCGCCGACGAGGCGAACCGCCTCGCGGACAAGATGAACCTGATCCCGGCGAAGGTCGCGTCCGCCGTGTCGGTGGACATCTCCGGTGCGGTGCGCGACGTCGAGACGCTCAAGGCGATCCTGCGGAACATTCCGAACCCGGTCATCACCCCGCAGATGCGGGCCACCAACCCGTACTACGCGAACCGCGCGGGCGGCGGCGAGATCGCCGGCCCAGGCACGGGAACGTCGGACTCGATCCTGTCGCGACTGTCGAATGGTGAGCACGTCCTGACGGCGTCCGAGGTGGGCATGGCTGGCGGGCAGTCGGCGGTGTACCGGATGCGGGCCGCGATCCGAGCAGGTGCGTTGCGGTTCGCAGGTGGCGGCGAAGTCCAGGGCTACGCGGGCGGGGGCGGCGTGTACGCACAGCGCCAGTACGCCGGGACGCCGCAATGGTCCGGTGGGTCGGCAGCCAGCGCGGCAGCTCCGGTGCGGGACCTGATCGACTACAACCGGCTGGCGCGGGCGATGGCGAACGTGCAGATCGGGCTCAATGGGCAAGTTGTCAGCCAGTCGGTCGATCAATGGATCGGGGCGAGGGTGCGATGACCCAGGCGCACACTTTCGTCCTCGACGGCTTCGTGCTGACCGGTGTCGACGAGTACGGCGTCGAGTGGACCGTCGAGGAGTCGCCGGGCTGGCACGACGGGCCACCGATGCGGACAGCTCGACCGCAGAAGGCACAGCAGGCCGGATCGTGGGGTGCGACAGGCCACGCCGGTGAGCGCATCATGACCTTCCGGGGCAAGGCCCTCGCAGCGAGCACGGCCGCGATGGAAGCTGCGGCACGTCGACTTGCGGCGGTGCTCGCGTCCGGTGGGATGGGTGAGCTCGTCGGGTCATCGGACTACGGGACCCTGTCGGCGTCGGTGACGCTCGAGGACGCCCCGCAGTTCGACCCGCTGACGGACCGGATCGGAGCCTGGCAGCTCACCCTCGCGGCCCCCGACCCTCTCCTGTACGGTCCCCCGACCTACGGCTCGGCGTCTCTGGCGTCGTCGACCCCGGGTGCTGGCCGGGTGTGGCCGCGCGAGTGGCCGACCGACTGGGGCATCGCCCCGGGCACGACTCCGGGTGCGGTCTCTCCGGCTCCGGCGAACGCGGGGACGGCGGCGTACTGGCCGCGGTTGCGCATCGACGGCCCGGTCCTGAACCCGGTGGTCACCCTAATGGAGACGGGCGCGTGGGTGCGCTACAACGGCGAGCTCCTGGCCGGTCAGTGGCTGGACTGGGACATGGCGAACCGGCGGGTGCTGCTCCAGGGGCAGGTGTCGGTTCGGGAGAAGGTCACGTCGAGCGGCAACTGGCTGGCGATCCCTGTCAGTGGCGCCTCGATCACATGGACGGCAGACACAGCGGATCCTGCGGCGCTGCTCAGCGTGTGGGGCTATGAGAGAGCGGTGAGCTGAGATGGGGACCTTCCAGTACATGGATGGCGGCAACTCCGAGGCCCAGGATCGCTTGGCGACGTCGTTCCTCCTGGCGCAGACATCACCAGGTCTGGCGACGACCGGTGTCCTGGCGGGGCTGGCCGTGACGCAGACGCCCACGGCGTCCGGTGCGGTGCTCGTGGCTGCCGGTGCGGCTCCGGTCCAGGCGTCGGTGGGCACGGGTGTGGCGCTGCTCGTCAACGACACGCAGGCGACCCTCGACGTGTTCACCACGAACCCGATGGGTGGTCTGCCGCGCAACGACGTCGTGGCGTTCGACTCGGTGACCAAGGCGCTCATCGCGATCATCGGCACCCCAAACGCGGCCCCGACCGACCCGACGGTCCCGGACACGGCGTGCGCGCTGGCCCGGTTGCGGCACGCGGCGTCGGCCACGACGATCCCCACGGCGAAGATCGACGACCTGCGGGTGCTCACGGGCCTGCGCCTCGACCCGCCGCGCGGGGAACTGCCCTACGACGTGACGGTGACAACGGGCGCGTTCACGTCGAGCACACTCCTCGCGAACCGAAGCACCGACGCCGCGACCGACTACGACCGGGTGGTCGAGTTCACCGGCATCGTCAACATGTCGGGCGTGAGTGTTGGCGCCGTGTGGGCGGCCACCGTCACCTCGTCCGGGTCGGACGCTTTCACCAACGTCGTCGCGTCCGCCCGGTTCCCCTTCACGAACAGCGTCGCGGTCGGCGGGTCAGTTGCGGTCGCGGGGTCATTCAACCTTGCGGCCGGGGCAACCTGCAACCCCCGGCTATGGGCTCAGGAACTTATCGGGGCCGGGACCCTGACCGTCACTGACGGGACGTTCCAGTACCGAATCCGTCCGGCGCTCTGATCCCCCCATGGCCTACGAGGTCTACGCAACCCGCTGGGATAATGCCCATGTCGTCGAGGAAATTATTCCGGCCCGGGGCCTGGAGTTCACCCTGCCCCTGTCCGATCACGGCGAGTGCTCGTTCTCCGCGACCGTCGAACCCGGTCGGTCGTTCTGGCGTCCGGCCCTGTCGGCTGCCATGTCGGGCATCCTGGTCTGCCGGGACTCGGTGCCGATGTGGTCGGGTCGGATGCTCGGCGAGTCGCAGACGGGGCCGCGCACGTTCGGCTTCACGTTCGCGGAGTGGGGCAGCGCGTTCGAGACCGTCCCGGCTGTGCCGTTGGCGCTGACGAACACCAACGACCACGTGCTGTTCCGTCGCCTGATCTCCGATGCGCAGGCCGTCGCCGGGCAGAACTACCTCGTGCAGATGGGCTCGACGACCGGTGCGACGACCTCGGACCTGACGATCAACGCCTGGGACACGACCATGGCCGAGGAGGAGTTCCGGCGGCTGGGTGAGTCGGCTGGCGGCCCGGAGTGGTATGTGGCCGCGACCGGGACGTTCGAGAACCCGACCCGCACCCTGGTCCTGGGCGACCGGCTCGGGTCGACGGCCGCGTCGGCAGTCCTGGAGTACGTCGAGGACACGACCGACTATGTGCCCCCGGCCGCGCCCCCTGTGCTGACGATGCTCGGCAACATCTTCCCCACGGACGCCCGCCCGGTCTTCGCCGGTGGACGACGCGGCGGCAACGTCATCGCACACCCGGCCCGCCGGCAGTCGCCGGGGATGACGGCGACGATCGCGGTGGGTTCCGGGCAGGAGGTCGCTCAGCTTCGGCGGCCTGCGGTGGCGACGGACCTGTTGGCGGCAGGGTTCCCGCGCCGGACCAAGGTCGCGTCGTACTCGGACGTGTCCATCCCGGAGACGTTGCAGCGGCACGCCGACGCCGACCTGGCTGCGGCCCGGGGCATGGTCACGGCGCACACCCTGAGCACGTTCGAGGGTGACCCGGACTGGACGGGCGTGGCTCGCGGGGACACGGTGCGCGTGATCCTGGACTCCGACGTGTACGCCGGGGTCCGTCCGCTGGTCTTCGAGACGCGTGTCTTGGACATGGCTGTGCTGGTGCCGGACGACGGGCCGGTTCAGGTCAACTACACGACCGCTGACGTCTGGGGTGTGTGATGAGCCGTTTGCCAGAAACGGGCCCGTCCCTGCGGCGGATCATCGAACAGCAGAAGCGTCAGGCGAACAGGGCTGCCAATGCGTCGCCGTTCTCCCGGTCGGGGTCCGGGGTGACGGGACTGGATGAGGTCACCTACGAGGGTGTCCTCAAGGTGCTCGGGCAGATGGTGGTCGACGGGACGCTGACCGTGAACGGTCCCATGGCGGTCACCGGCACCCTGTCCCTGCCTGCTGGGATCATCGACAACGCCGCGCTCGCCTCGCCTGTGACGGGTGACGTCGGCAACAACTACGTCCTGACCGCAGTCACGTCGTCGTGGGCGAACTACGCGGGCGTTAGCATCGCCGTCCCTGCGGGCTTCACGCGGGCGCAGGTCATGGCCGTGTCCTCAGTGATTGGCCCCACGTCGGACACTTGGCAGATCCGGGTCGACATCGCCGGGGTGACGGGCGCCGAATACACGGTGTTCGGCAACAACGGGGCGCTCGGGTTCGCGCGCAACCTGACGGGATTGGCCGGCGGATCGATCGCCATCGCTACCGGCGTCCGCAACGCCATCGCCTCGGGGAACAACCGCGGCATCGCCACGTCGGCGACGGTCACGTTCCTCCGGTAGTCCTACATCTCGCCAGGGCAGAACGTCGCCACGGCCGTCTGCACGTAGGCGCGATAGAACGGGACGTTCAGGTCAGCCTCTCGGAGCATCACATCGAGCGACGCCCACGTCATGCCGTCCGCGACCTCGTTGGCGCAGACAGCCCGACCGGACGCGATGAGTTCGGCGTCCGTCTGGTCCGAGCGCTCCTGGCCG